TTGAGGTAAGCGATCAGCTCAGTGACGTTGCGCTCGTTCATGGCGTAATGTGCATCATAATACACCAGAACGTCAAGCCAATTAACATCAACATCGCCCTTCAGCTGTGATTTGTACTCGTTGTCACGCTCAACAATGGTCCTACCATGGCCAACTTGTGAGCTAATTCCGGACGCTACCGCTCCAAGTAGCGGGTCGACGCGGCCGTAGTTGGCAAGAGTACTGGCTATTCCACGTAGCCATGCTAGTCTGTTTTGTGGGCTACGTGCCTGCATGTCCCAACAGATCTTGGACATGAGCCGCCCAGGCTTGGGCATAAGCACATAACTTCCGTTAGCAGGGTAAAACCGCCCACTACAGAAACCGACCTGAAGAGGATCGGATGTCGTGGTAGCTTCGACTTCCATACCGAATTCGGCATACTGTCGTACTATACCATCAACACCACCACAACGCGCTAGCTCGCGTTTGGTGGTAACAGTGACACTGTCGTCGCCACAGATTATAGATACCCACAACCGTCCAATGCCGTGAATACTATATTTCATAGCCGCATTCACCAACGTATCAGCTATGGATGTGTCCGGCCATCCTGACTGCATAGTGTAGGGGATAGAATACCTTGTCCCAAGATTTGTTCTTCCCCGCGACATTCCGCGACGCAATAGGTGAGCAACACGCCTAGGCAGCTTCAACCTATACATTTGGTTCAGAAAACGAAATGGACCCTCAAGCAAGTGCAAATCAAATCGGCTTTGATCATCCTCTAAGACGACCAACTGATCACCCTGCTCCATCTCTCGCTCAACAAACTTGAGCGCTTTTCCAAACTCGGCCCCTATCTGCTGATTTGTCATGCCACAAGTGTAAACAACTTGTAGACCCCTTCGAATCTCAGAGGCAACATAACTTTTAGGACGCAAACCGTTACGAACGTGCTTTGTCCAAGGTCGCAAATAAGGTCCACACGCACAACTCAACTCAAGAGGGCACCCTTGGATGAAACGTGGATCCTTAAAGACCTGGTCGCCTACTTCTTTTACTGCTACTTCTTTTTTGATGAAGGAGGAGGCAACGAGTCCCTCACCCATGCGCGATTTCTTCAACGGCATGTCATTAACGTCTTCGCGGACGCGAAGCAGGGCATCACGGCGAGTTGGTGGAAATGATGCAGCCCACTCCTCAAAATCGACGGGTCGGTAAATACGCCGGATATTGGCATCGAAGAATGGGACTATAGTCCGCGCAAGACGCTTCCAATTCGCAACGATCTGTTGCGTTCTGGCTGGCGAGGAGTGGGCTGGAAGCTTCTTACCAACTCTGCCGTTCATCGAATACTTTTCGTTGTGCCCGCATGATCTAAAAACGGTGCCAACAAAGCCTTTCACACCCCAACTGCCAAACAACGCGACCTTCGGTTTACATTCAGGGTCGACATGTTCAACAGTAAAGCCATCTTGGGTCTCAACATCCTTCATCGGATAATCCGCCAAACACGTATCAACCCGATTGAGTGCGTAACTATCGGGGTCGTTGGCGAAAATGTCGAGCATCCACAACCTACTAGTCAAGAAGTGGACATGGCTAACAAGAGCAAGGGTGTTCCAAGCAATGTGCAGGATACAAGCGAATTGTAGTGGCCATTGTGAAAATATGAAGTGGATGAAGAGTCGGACGATGAACTCACCGAAGAGAGACAGGCGATTGCAACCGTGGCTATGGTGGACAACCTCCACAAGACATAGGACGAAACATGGTACGATGTCCGCCCAGTTGATTACTGTTAAATCAAATGTCACACCCAAGTCACGTGGTGCAAATGGCAACAAATGGCCAGTCCTCTTAAAACACTCTTCCAAAACAGGTGCGAATACGAGCCGGAGTAACAAGGCTAATACCCACACGAACCAGAACCAATCACGATCTCGCGACAAGCGTTCCATCGATTCATATTGCTTGAGGCGTTGAAGATCAGAGCCTCGAACTTCAGCAATGTCGATGAATTGAAAATACTTGACAAACTGGTGCGTCGCTCTAGCGCAGCGACTCGCACCCGAGCGATTGTTACGCGAATAAGA